AAGCGTAGTTGGCCGGGAGCGATGAGCAAATCACAAGCGAGTTGCCTGCGGTGTCGATGATGCCAAGACCGTTGTCGAGTACGTCTGAGTGGAGATAGCCTGCCATGATGGGTTCCTTTGTGAAAAATTAAACGGCCTCTTGGCCTGTGGATTTGGTGGTGACGATGTAGGTGGTCATGCAACCACCTTGTTAAAAACCAGCACACCGAGCATGCTCAAAATGCCCAAAACGCCAGCGATGAACCATGCTGACTTTTCCAACAACCCAGGCATCTTGACCTCGATGTTGTGAATGCGAACCTCGTGGCCGCGCATGGTTTCCGCGCCCTCAGTCAGCCGCGCATTGACGATGCCCTGACGCTCTTCGATGCGTACCAGGGAGGTGAGCAAGGTGGCGATGCCGTCGAGCTTCTGGTCGATCTTTGTGCTGTGCTGCGAGAGGTTGTCAGAGAGGCGGTCAACGCCATCCTCCAGGCGCGTTACGCGGTGTTCTATTGGGTCGCTCATGCTTTTAGGCTTTCATAAAGTGCGCTCTGCCAGACGTAGCTGGCGCGGCAGTGGTTTTTTGAACCCAGCAGGTATGCGCCTGCGTCCACGATGGGGCGAAAGACGATGCCCATGACCTTGCGGTCAAGCTCGAGGCTGTAGAGCGCGCTACTGATCATCTCGTACCCTTTGCAGCCGCCGAGCGTGACCAAGGCCAGCACGAAGTGGTCCAGGGCTAATAGGACGATGAAGATGCGCTGTCTCACTTTGGTGCCACCGCCAGGGTTGCAGCGATCTCTGCACCGAGAGAGGCTGTGTTTGTGTTTACTTTGTGTATCATATTGATTCCTAACATGCTAAAAGATTACGATTAGGAGCTACAATCAAAGCCCTACACCTTTGGAGGAACTTGATATGAGAAGTCCAATCAGAAAAGACTTGGCCGGAAAGAAATTTGGCCTTCTTACCGGTATTCGGTATATTGGAAAGAGCGACTCCGGATGGTCGATCTGGTCGTTCATTTGCGACTGCGGGGCTGTTGTGGAGCGACTTGGGACATCGGTAGCCACTGGAAATACCAAATCCTGCGGGTGTCTTAAAAGTGAGAGCAAAAAAACTCACGGCCTCTCCGAGACTTCTGAGTACGCATCTCACAAAAACATGATTCGACGCTGTACAGACCCCAAGAACTCGATGTTCCACAGGTACGGAGGGCGCGGCATAACCGTTTGCGATAGGTGGCTTGGCGTAAATGGAGTTGTCAACTTTCTTGCGGACATGGGCCGCAAGCCGACGAAGGCCCATACTTTGGAGCGCAATGACAATGACGCTGGTTACTCTCCTGAAAATTGCATTTGGGCCACCAAATACGAGCAGGCCCAAAACAGGCGCACGACGCACTTGATTACAGTGGACGGAGAAACCAAAAGCCAGAGCGCATGGGACGCGTCCAAAAGCTCCAGTATCAACATCGTTGGGGATAGGATCAGGAGAGGCTGGCACCCAGAAGATGCGGTTAAAACCCCCGTAGCCAAGTACAAGCGCGAACTTACACATGACGGTCAAACAAAGAGCCTTCATGCTTGGGAGAATGTAATGAATCTTGGTCATGGAACTATTGCGTATCGGTTAAGTCTTGGCTGGTCTGTTTCGGATGCGATCACAAAGCCGTCAAAAAAGAAGGTGCCACTTAAGCGGTTTTTGCCCCAGGCTTCATCTGAGGCTGCACTGCAATAGTTGCGGCTATTTCAGACCCGAGAGAGTCCTTTAGGATCGCAAGGTACATCGCGGCTCTCTCTGAGTTGCCAGCAAATTCAGAGTCTTTAAGGTAGCTTTTTGCCATAACATAGTTCAGCAGGTCGTCGGCGTAAATATCAGGCAGGCTGACGTTTCCCGTGACCGCAGAGAACAGCGAGCCATCGGCCACCACGGCAATGTCGGTGGGGTAAGCCGAGTACATCACCTCAAGCTGGGCCAAAGCGGTCGCTGGCGGGTAAACGTAGAAGGTCTTTGGGTCGCGTGCGTCGAACATGTAGTGCAGGATGTTCACGGCGCCCGTCAGGTTATGCCAGCCTGGGGTTTGCGCATCGAGAATCTGGCGCGGTACCAGGCGCACAGCGCCTTTGGTTGATGTTGCTGCCATGTTGCGCGTGATCTCAATCAGCTTGGCCGGAAGCGGCGCCAGTGCGGCATTGCCCGCAGCATTTGCTGTAGCGCTGTCCAAGTCTTGGCGTGACCCTGCGGATAGCGTCATCGTCGTCGTGGTGTTCATCGCGTCTGGTCGCACTTTGACGATGGCACGTTGGGCGTCGTTGAGCCAGCGGATCAGTTCGTTGACTGGCCAGCGCACCGAGGTCTGGTCTTGCAGGATGTCCGTGGCACGTTGAACAATGGATTGGGCAGTGATGGTCATAGTGGCTCCAGGCTAATGCGCCAAGAATCACACTTATCTACTCGGAGTCAACGAATCAAAGGTAACTTGCGTGGCTGCGCATCTTGCGCGCTATGAATCCGCGCGACACCTTGGCTGCAATGGTTGAAATACGGTTGTTGAACTGCTGCTGCTCTGCGATTGCGCTGTTTGGGTCGGTGAAGTCCTGCGCTGGGATGCGCTGGATGGACGCCACAGCGCCGTGAGCCATGTCCTGCACGTAGTCATTGCCAATCACATCATCAATGGTGGTTGCAGTGCGTGATGGCGACAGTACGGCGTCTACTTGGACTGCAATTCCGGCCACTTGCAGCGGATGGATCTGAAGCATCTTGTTGTCTTGTGTGAAGCAGAAACTTTGCTGCGAACCGGAGCGTACGAGGTCCAGGCCATCAATCGAATCAACCAGTGGCCAATTGATGCCACCAACAGCCACAGCTTTCACTTTGATGATTTGCTGTCCAGCCTCTTGGTCCATCTCGATCAGGTTGTCAGTGCCATTGCAGGAAACCGCATCAAGCGTCTTTTGCCAGCATGATGTCCGTTTGCAGAACTCCATGGCAGCCAGGCGCACATGATGGTCCACCGTTGGCAATGGGCAGCCCATCACATACGGCAAGACGTAGGGGTAAAACTCACTCAGAAGCATCTTCGTACCGCCTTGCAACGAGGTAGGTCAGTTGTGACCTGATCTTTTCATCAGGCATGCTTGACAACTCAGAGCGCGCCATGCCAAGGCTGTGCGCCAGGTGGCGAAGGTCATCACCGGTGAGGTGTGCCGGGTTGTTGCGTTGCTCAAACGTGAGCGCAGCCGCAGGGGTTGAGTCCTGCGGCTGCGATAAAGACTGTCGCCAGCCTTTAGGTTTGCCTGACATTAGGCGTTCACGATGCCGACAGGGGCTGGAACCACTGTCAGGGATGCGCGAATGCTGATGCCGGCCGAAGTTGTCGCACCACCCACCTTCAAGCCCCAGCTTTGAACTGTGGCCTTGGGAGGAAGTGCAGCGAACGACTTGGTGGCGCGCAGCAGAACCGCTGTCGCAGCAGCTTGGGCGGCGGTGTAAAACTCGCTGCCCATGGTGCTTGCATCGGTGTTGACGCCATAGTCTGCTGACAAGATGCCAGCATCCAAGGTCACGGATGCGCCAAGGATGCCAGTGTGCACAACCAGATCCACAGGGATGCAGCCATCAGGAATGCCACCCATTTCGATGATCGCACCGGAGGCCAGGCCACCAGTAGGAGTCACGAAGTCGGCGGTGATCACGATGGGCTCGTAAGCATCTTCAGGCGTTGGCACATTGACCAGTGCCTTGGCTTGTTTCGATTTGTACAGTGCCATTTCAGTTTCTCCTTATTAAACGGCTGCGGTGTATGCGGTATCGACCGAGATCAAACCGTAGTCGAGGCCGTCAAACTGGCACTTGTCGGCGCCGAAAATCATCTCGAAGAACAAGATGTGATCGTGTTTGCGGTCGTCCATGTCTTCATCCAGGCTCACCGACATGCCATCTGCCATGCCTTTGGTACCGTGTGCCACAGACACTGCATTGGCGCCCATGAACAGCGAACGGGCTGCATTGAAGTTGGTCGATGCACCGTAGTCGCTGAACTTGACGCCGACTTCGCACTCGTCGAGCAGCACGCCATTGAACATGCCAGCGCCACCCTTGAAGATTTCAGACTCTTTGCCAATGGCAGCGGTCAAAGCCTTTTGAGCCTCAAACCAGCCCTGGGCGCCGACGTCATCACGGATGTCTTGCATCACTTCAGGCAACACAGCCAGCACAAAGCACTCTTTGCCACCCTTGCGAATCGGAGTCATCTTCACGCCGTTTTGCTTTTGGCCCAGCAGCTTTTTGGCCTTGGTGCGCAGCTTGTTGACGGTGGCAAGAGTCATCTTGTCGGTCGTCAGCAAAGTGGCTTTCACTTTGTCGCCAGCGGTGCCAACAAACAAGTGGCCAGCGTCCGGAGCGCGCAAGGCGTTCGGATAACCAGCGTAGTCGGTGCCAAGCTGTTGAATCTCGTCACCAACACCGCGGGCGCCGGCTGCGGCACAGGCAATGGTTTCTTCGTACAGGTCTTTGATGTACTCGGTGAGCTTTTCGCGGCCTTGCTGCTTCAGGTTGAAGCCAACACGCGACTGCTCGATGCGGGCACCGATGTTCACACCGTGGCGGAACTCGTTGATGCGCATCGTGTGGGCGCTGTGTTGCAAGCGGAACTCTTGACCGGACAATTTCTTGCCTTCGGTGATGGGCGCGCCGCGAAGTTTGGCCACCAGTGCGGTAGTCACTTCATCGCCGGAACCTTTTTCAAGCTCGGTCTTCTTGATCACCGCAGAACGGGAACCTTCAGGGCCTTCGAGCCGTGCAAAGTATTGGTCCTTTGCTGCATCTTCTGCTACTGCTGCAGCCCACGCTTTTCGTTTGTTTGCGTCGGCTGGCAGAATTGTCGTACGTGCCATGGGTATCTCCTTAAAAGCACTATTGACTCACTCCAGCGAGCCGACAAACACCCCACGAATGGGGCTACGGAAAACGGGGCAAATCGTTTGGCTTCTCCGGCCTGTCTACCCTTACGGATTGACTCGCCTGGATACGCACTCGCGCCTTGCGTCCATCTTTGGATTCGAGTATTAGCACAATTTTCTCGGAGTCAACACCATTGATGCCGCGCAGGCAAATCGACTCGCCCACGCGCATTTCCATGACCAAACCGGATTGATGTGCCATGCTCTTTTATGCCTCGTCCAGCAAGGCTTTGCGCTGGTTGGGTGACAACTTGGCGAAGGCATCCTGGTACGCCTGGCCAGACAGTCGGCCAATCTGGTCCAGCATATTGCCGTTGGCATTGGGTGTAGATGCGGTCGGCATGTTGCGCAGGGTGACAGGTGGCTTTCCTTCTGGAATGCGGCTCTTGACAGCCTGCTCCACCACTTGGCCTTTGGTCGTAATGCCACGCAATGCCAGCACCACCTTGTGCGCCTCGGCCAGCATGTCGGCATAGTCCTTGCCTGCGTTGTCTGTGTCGCCCAGCACGGCGCCGAGCGCCATGTCAAACTGCTTTTGTGCCTTGGCGTCTGTGGAATAGTCCACCTCGGCCTTGGTCTTGGCAATCAGGCGCTGGATCTCGCGCTGCTGGTAAGTTGCTTGTGACTGCACATTGGCTTCTTGCAGTGTCTCGGCCCGGATGCGCTGTGCCGTCATGTCTTCGAGCGAGTCGCTGATACGGGCCTCTTGCTCGGCAAACTCGTCCGCGTCCATCTCGCCGTCCATCAACTTCTTCATCAGGCCGGCCTTCTCCTTGACCAACTCGGCACGCTTGGCCTTGTAGTCGGCAGGCATATCGGTCTTGTAGTCAGTTGGCGCCGGTGCTTGCTCAACTTCTATTTCAAGGGACGCTAGCGTCTCTTGATCTTCCGCTTCCTGCTCGGGGGCTTCAATGACCTGATCCGGGTCGGCAATGGACTCAGTTTCTGGCACTTGTTCAACGACTTCGGTGTCATCATCATCGCCAAATGGGTCATCACCACGGGACTTTGCGGCCTCAATCTCGGCCAGGACGCGGGTTTCTTCGGGGGTTTTCATGGGTGTAGCACTCCAGCGCTGTTAAAAAATGGTTACATCAAACTCGGGTCAACGCCATCAGCCATCGGCGTCTGGCTGCCCGTCATACCGCCATCCATCTGTTGCATGGGTGGCGCTTGCTCTTGCATCGGCTGCGTTGCGTCTTGAATTGGCACACCGGCATCAATCATGGGCTGCCCACCCATGTCCTTGAAGCCCGCAGATTTCAGCAACTCGTCAGCAATCGGGGTGATCTGTGGCGCCATGGCCAGCACTTGCGCAGCCTGGGCGCTCAAGTACAAGCCTTCCAGGCGCTTGGCCATCGCATCAGCTTCCAGCTTCTCGCCTTTGGCCTGCGACTCACGAATGTCAGCCTGAAGTTGCGCCATCTGTGCGTCAAACTGCGCCTTGGCCACCTGGGCTTGCTGCTCCTTGGCGGCTTGCTGCTCGGGTGTCACCTTGCCATCGCTTGAGGTCTGGCCGTTGACTTGCCGGATGCGTGCCAGGATGGTTTCTTTCTTGGGCAGGTTCGGGTGCATCTCAAACACAATGTCGAGCATGGCAATCACAATCTGTGGCGCCGCGCTGGCCAACTGCGTCATGACTTGCATCAGGCTCTCGAAGGCAGACTCTGCGTAAGACTGCTTCCAAGCCTGCTCACCCACAATGAAGTGTGCGCTGCGTTGCGTGATGTCGTTGCCATAGGTGCCGTCGTCCTGCGGCTCGTTGAGCGTCATGTAGTCGTACTTGCCCACATCTGTGGCCGTGCGAACCGTGATCTTGTCGGTGATGAACTGCTCGGCCAGGCTCAGGGTCATCTCGCCTTCCATCTGGCGCGCAAACAATGTGTTGTCGAACAGTTCCATGGTCAAAAGACTGCCCTGCTCCTGCTTGGCCAGCACCGCCTTGCCGCTGATGCTGTTGGTGTCCAGGCCACGGTTCTCACCGTTCACGCCGGCCATCATGCGAATGGATTGGATGTCTTGCTGTGCCAACCCAAGCTGAAACTTGGCCTCTTGCTGGTTCGGCCGGTCGCGCACCTTGTTGCCGGCCAGCGCGCCACGGGCAAAGATGGCGGTGCCGTCCGGGCTGTCAAGCTCCTGGCGCAGTTCATCAATGTCCATCACCTCGGGGTTGAACGCATCTTCTTCGAGCCACACCTGATTGACGCTGGCCTCGTACAGCGTGCGGCTCATGCGGTGGTTTAGAGCCTCTTGCGGGCCAATCAGTGGCCAAATCGGGCCATACGGCAGGCCGGTGCGCTTGTTTCGGTAGTC